CGCGTTGCCAAATGTCCATACCGCCGTTGAGAACAAAGTTCTTTCCAGCAGTAGCAATCGGCCCCGCCCAAGCAACACCTGTTGCGCTGGAAGAGTTTGCCACGAGTGTTGAGCCGTCAGCTCCGACAGCAAGGTTTGTAAGGCTTGCTGATCCATTGGCTACAAGCAAATCGCCTTTGGCGGTTACTGTAGAACTAGGGATAGAGTTGGCTACGTTAAATACTGAAGGTGCGCTGACAGTGGCAATATCGCCTGCTACCAAGGCATTGTTTAGTACCACAGTGGTACCAGTAGAAGCTGTGTAGTCTGTGCCACGGACGAGCAATACGCCGTTGACAAATACTTCTTCAGCTCCAGGAGTATAGGTCAGAGACTGGCTAAAGCCATCTGTACCTGAAAGGGTTGTCTCACCGCCAGTGGCCGTATAGCGCCACTGCTTGATGGTTACACCCTGTGTATTTGGGTGACGGTTAACTGACATATTAAGAAATTTCCGATCCGAAAGCGTTAAAGGAAACTGATGTGCTTGACGCAGCAATTGAGATAATGTCGGTGTTGGCAAGGGTAATGCCAAGGGTCAATGTGTCTGTAGCGTCACTACCAAGAAGAACATCGTAGGCAATGTACTGCTTAGGAGTATCTGAAGCACCTGCCACACGGACTGAGACACGATATGTCTGAGGTGTGGTTGCTTGGTTACAGATAGAAATTGTGGATACTACAGCTGCCGCTGTTCCAGATGGGGTGTAGAGGGTAGTGAGGTTAGACGAAGCACCCGCAGCTGTTGTAGATGCTGGCACCGCCTGCCCAAGTACCTTATATGCTGTTGCCATTTATCTTCCTTTTCTTGGTAATTGGGTCATCCACCCATTGTTAAAAGTGAAAAATTGATTACATCGCTTACGCCAGCAATAGTGTCTGCTACCCCGTGGACATTGCTTGTAGCAGCGATATGCTGTTGCGCTTCTGTCATATCCTGTGCAGTAATAACGTGGCGAACAACTGCTCCTACATTGTGGTTGGTAGGGCTGGTGCTATTAAAGCCACGGGTAATGCTGAGGGTGTAAGGGCCTGTGCCCGTCACCGCATTTACCTGTACAAGTTCTTCAGAAGATGTGTTGTAATCAAGAGCTACAATGTAAGGCGTGCTGCTTGGGTAGCCAACAAGGTTGCTAACGATAACGCTTCCAGCGCTTCCATTAATTGAACTGGCAACCGTTGTATCTTGCGCAGTAGCGGAGTAATATCTATTAACAGCCATCTGCCTGCCTTATCGACTATAGTGGGTGCGTGGTGGGTACTGTTCAGCCTGACGCGCTACTTCTACTGCTAGGCGTTGCTGATACATCTGATAAAAATAACGGCTCATGTTGGTAGCAGATCCAACTGGGTTGGACTGATCCTGAGCGCCTGCTTCAGCAGAGATTGCTGGGATACGACCCATGTCGACATAGGCTGCTGAACGATAGGCAGCGCCAAGGATAATTACTTCACGGGCTGACTCTGGCAAGCCAGTGGTGGTAAAGTCATCATTGTCATTCTGCAACTGTGTAGGCTTTTTAGTGTAGACAACCTGCACTGTGCGACCTGGGATAATGCCATCAGAGATGGAGATTGTCTTTCCGCTGTTCCAGATTAATGGGTTAGCAGTACGGTCAATGCGATAGTGGCGAACTGGTAGCCATTCAAGAGATGGACCGATTGTTTGCCATGATACTGCGATAGCATCAATTGCTTCCTGGGGAAGCTGGTATGTTGTGCGAGCAGCAAGGAATGGAAAAGTTGTGTAGTACACGCCAAAGAGGCTTGGGTATACAGCTTCAATTGCCTCGTTAACATCCTTGCGGATCATTGCTCGTGGGAAAGAAGGTGTAATGGTGACGCGTGTTCCAGCAGTGTGCGGGATTGGCGTAGTGTCTCTAAAGCCACGGCCATATGGCGGAATGGTTGCTGTATTGGTTGTACGGTCAAATGAGTCAACCCAGATCAACTCTTCGTCAATTTCTACAATACCGCGGGTGAGGACTGTGCCATCTGCTACGGTAAAGGAAAGATCTGTAGCGCCTAGATCATCTACTAAGAATGTGGCCTGATCTTGACGGGCTGTATAACCAGTAAGCGCAAGCGCTGTCTCGTCAATAAGGTCTGAAAATAATGTCATGAAACGATCCTCGATGCTGCCGCTGCTTCACCATAACCGTACACGCCAGCCAAAGCGTTAAGAACGCCAGGAGTATCTAGGTGCAGATTAAGTCCGCCATTGCGGGAAGCATAGATAAGGTTGAGAGCATCAATGCCGCGAGTGGCGTTGTGCCCAGGAATTACTCTATTGGCCCATTGAACGGCAGCGCCGTTAACATCCCATTGGGGAACTGAATTGACGATAGTTCCTGCCAAACGGTTTAAGTGCCATACAACTGGTTTGCCATCGTCAACTGCCATTTACTTGCCTTTCGCTGGATGGTTTTTATGCCATTTTTTTACTGCTGCTACGCCAGCAGCTACAGTTTTTACATCTGCTTTTTTAGTCAGATCAATTTTCTTAAATGTTGTCTTTTTAGAACCAGGATGGTTCACGACAATATCGCCATTGGTGGCTCTAACAATTGTGTGCTTTTGTCCACCAATGGTGATTGAATCTGATATTGCTTGTTTGGCGTTGCCTTTATTTACTTTGTTGGCCATTTGACTGTACCGCCAACACCTGCATAGCCACCCTTTGGATCTAGGTTTGGCTTGCCGTCTAGCTTCTCAGTTGCTGGAACTTTAACTGCGTTGTTATTGCATCCGCATGACATGCACATAATTAGCCCTTGACTTTCTTGAGGTTTGGATTTTTCTTCTTTGCTGCTGGGCTAGCGTTACGAGTAGAAGAAGCAAGAATTGCTCCTGCGCTCTTCATAGATACGCCAGACTTTTTAGCGATTTGCTTTTGGGCGGCCGCAAAGCCCATACCCTTTTTAGCTGCTGCCATTAGATTGCTCCTATTTCGTTCATTACCTTCGCTGACTGCTTGGTAATTTTCTTAGCTGCTGGCATTGAGCCAGCGTCGAAAGGTTTGCCTAATTTGTCACTTGCTTCCAGTGACTCGGCAACAGCCTTCATAGTTGTGCCTGCTGGTTGAATGCCTTGCTTGCGTGCCTTGTCATAGGCATTAAGTTCTGCATCCCAGCGCTTCTTAGTCATGGTCTTGTTGCTATTAGCATCGCCAGAGTTGATTTGAATACCTGCATCTTGTAGGCATTCAGCGTAAGTTTCGTGGTTTTTAAGTAAGCATCCTGAACGACAGTTATCTCCGAGTGCCATGTTTCTCCTTGGCTTGTCTAAAAAATTTAAGGTTACGCAGTATGCGATCATTTTCTTCGCCGTTGGCTTTAGATGCGGCATTGGCAAAGGTAATCGCCTCATCGATAAAGCCCAATTCCCATGAGGATATGCTGGCTAGGTCGTAGGCTTTCCAATCCCATACCGATGAGTCGTAGCAATAGTGAACGCTACGATGACACTCAATGGCCTTGATGGAAGCATCTAAGCATTGTTGCCAACGCTTGTTACGATAAGCGTCTAGCGCAACTGAGAACCAAGGCTCACCTTCGTTGGGTAGTATATGAGCGCCACGCTCAGCCCATTTAGTTGCTTCTTCAGCTTTACCTTGATGGTGACATGCTTCAGCAGCCCACCGACAGGTGGCAGCCTCTTCTACATTCCATCCGCCAAGTTCCATTCGCTTTTCAGCAGATGCAACTACATCATCCCAGCGACGGTAGAAGTAGTACTCGCGTACCATGTAAGTCCACATGCGTGGATCTTGGGGAAACTCTTTAACACACATCTCAAGCATGGGCAGGTACTGCCCGCGAGATTTGTTATTGTCTGGTTTATGGCTAATGATCGCATTCTTGATGGTGCAATACTTCGGCTCATTAGGTCCGTAGTAAACTGCTACCTCATGGATTGGATATTTCCAATGCCAGTTGTTGCGAGTATGGATCTTGTCCTTTTGCCACTTGCTACCCGTATCAAATGTTACCCATCCAGCATCTGCTGTTGGGTCCCACTGCTTACGAACTTCCTGGAAAAAATTTTTATGAATAACTTCATCCATATCCACAAAGACGCAAATGTCTACATCTGCTGGTATGAGCGCAAGAGACGCGTTCCGCGCCACATCAAAACGCCAAGGCCTAACACTAATATCGTGAACAGTAACACCCATTTCACGAAGCTTTTCTTGTGTGCCATCAGTTGATCCTGTATCTGCTACTATTCGATAGTCAGCGCCTTCGGCTGCCTTTGCCCATCTTTCGGCATGCAGTATTTCATTAAGAGCAATGGCATAGACTGCAATCTTGGGCATACCGCTATAATATCACATTCCGCCAAGCATCAGAATGTCTTGGATGTTTGCTGTTGCGGCGGCGCCAGTAGCACCCGTGCTTCCCGTAGCGCCAGTCTGTCCCGTTGAACCAGTAGCCCCTGTTTGTCCAGCCGCTCCATTGCTGCCAGAAGGACCTGTTGGTCCTGTGGTGCCATTGCTGCCAGTTGCTCCAGTAGATCCTGTTGCGCCTGTGGCACCCGCTGCTCCCGTCGGTCCAGTAATACCGATCAAACCTGCAATAGAAAAGTTCCAAATAGCAAATGTGCCAGAACCGCTGGTTGTATCAACCGTCATTACAAGGGTTGTGCTGCTTATGGAAGTGATAACACCTTCCATCCAGTTTGTTGGTGACACTGGGTAAATAGCACGAATGCGTTGACCTACGATGTAAGCGCCTTGATATGAACCAGCAAGGGTAAATGTTTGTGAACCTGTGCCGATGATTACAGTAGTAAGGGATGCTACTCCTGAGTAACCTGTACCTGTTGCTCCCGTATTTCCTGTGGCACCCGTTGGGCCTGTAGGGCCTGTGCTACCAGTAGCACCGATGGCACCAGTGGCACCAGTATTACCAACAGCGCCAGTATTACCTGTAGCACCTGTATTACCTACGCTTCCAGTATTACCTGTAGCACCTGTATTACCTACGCTTCCCGTATTACCTGTAGCACCAGTGTTTCCAGCGGCTCCTGTAGGCCCTGTAGGGCCTGTAAAGCCTATTGCACCGACTGCACCATCAAGGTTAACTGTCCATGAAGTAAATGTGCCAGTGCCTACAGTCTTGGTGACATTAAGCGTCAGCACGCCTGTGCCAGAATTGTAAGAAACAACATCACCAATGAAATAAGCGGATGTTGAGTTGGCAACAATTGTAGATTGTTGAACCGAATACTGTAAACCAGTTCCAATAGTAACTGTTTGTGTGCCGCTTACTGGCAGGGTGATAGACGAGGTAGAAGAAGTTTGGTACTTATCTCCTATAGGTCCTGTTGGTCCTGTTGCTCCAGTAGGCCCCGTTGAGCCAGTGTTACCCACAGCACCTGTAGGTCCCGTCTGGCCTGTTGCTCCAGCTGCTCCTGTTGGCCCTGTAACTCCCGTGTTGCCTTGCGAACCTGTTGGACCCGTTGGTCCCGTAATGCCAGTCGCACCAGTAGCGCCAGTGGGACCAGTGGTACCAATAGAACCAGTACCGCCAGTATTGCCTGTCGCACCGTTTGCTCCCGTCGCTCCTGTAGAACCTTGTGGACCAGTTGGTCCAGTAACACCTTGATAACCTTGAATGCCCTGCGGGCCAATAACGCCAAGTTCAATTGTTACAAACTGAGTTGAGCCAACGTTAAATACATTGGTAGTGGTTGGGATAAGAACAGTTGAAACGCTACTTGTAGTTACTCCCATTATTGGATCACACTCGCAGATACGACAAATGCGCCGTTAAGGATTTGATAAACATTGCCTTGTGGGTCAGAAAGATTAAAGGCATACTGATAGTTGCCAGATGGCAGAACATTTGGTTCTGTCTGAGCAGCGGTAAGGGTAAATGTTGTTTGGCCTAAAGCGCCTTGAATTGTGGCTTTGCCATTGGCTGTGGAAAGTTCAACAACAAGGTTGTTGGACACATCACGAACCTGCATGTCTGCGGTGTAGCCAGTAATGTTTACAGGCAGTCCATCGATCTGCCAGATGGGAGCAAGCGTAAAGGTTGTGCCATTGATGACACTGATGTTGTATCTACCTGCGTTCATCTTACTCCTGTGTTATGTAAGCGCCGTAGCCAGCGTTTGTAAGAATAGTTACTTCGTTATCGCTTAGGACATATTCATGTCCGCCTAGGTAGCAGTAGTCAGCTGACTCTGTATCCTGAACAGCAGGGGTACGCTGTGAGACTACAGCTGTACCAAATACTAAAATGCTGTTTGCACGAGCAATTCTGTAACGCCAAAACAAAATGCCAAAACCCGCTGGGCCTTCTTCAACCGTTGGCGGTTTAAATACATATGACATGCGTTACCTTTCGTGGGCGTTGCCGCCTAGCCCCTGAAAGGAAAAAGGGGCTAGGACAACAACTAACTCAGATTAAGAGTTGTGGATAGAAGCTGATGACTCGATACGAACCAAAGCTGCATCACGGTAACGTGCCCAGCCTAGAACGCCGTACCATCCGATTGGACGGAAACGCATCAACTTATCGGTGATTGGACCGAAGATTACATGTGGCTCTTCAGCAACTGCTTCTGCAAGTGCTTGCTTACCAGCAACAAGTGTACGGAATACACGAGTACCGCCAGAAGCGTGAACATAACCAGATGTTCCGAATGTGCCTGTAGCACCAGATGAACCAGTACCGTCAGTTGTGTTGTAGAGACGTGGTGACTCTACGAACATAGCACCTTCGTATGTGCCGATGGTGCCTGGCCAAAACTCAGATGCACCGTTCTCGGCGTACTTGTGGTCATCACGCCATCCGCCTGCGCCAGTTTCTGAGCGAAGGTCGTATGAAACTTCTGGGTGAATACCACACCAGTAGTATTCTCCCTGACGTGGGACAGCCTTGTTAGCACGTAGCTTAGCAACAGCAGTACGAATATCGCGTGAGCGAATGACTGATGTTCCATCGATAGATGCTTGTGTTGTTCCGTTGGTGTATGTTCCAGCGTATGTTGAAACTGGAGCAGTTGATCCACCTGTAAGTTCAGCGATAGCGTTTGGTCCACCGATGAGTGTGTTGAGAACAACAGTATCAAGTGAGTCAGCCATGTTGAAGGCAATAATGTCTGCAATAGCTGGATCTACATCTGATAGTGAGAACAACTCGAGCTTACGAGTCGCAAGAGAAGCGTTACCGTATTCAAGCAATGAGACGGTGATAGGTGTTGTGTTACCAAGGGCAACAGCATCTGGATCAACGTCTTCAGAGAGTGAAGAAGTAACGGCGGTCATATCTGTGTAAATCTGGAATACAACAGACGAACCTGGCATAGCTTGTTGTACTGGGCGCTTATCTGCTACATCGCGGATAAGTGGGACAGCACGGAGCGCAAACTCGACATAGCGATCATAAGCGGTTTGTACTAATCCTGGAATACCAGAGGTAGAACCGATTGAGTCGGTATATTGATTGGCCATTGTGTCACCTACTTTCTATAGGGTTTAGTGTGCGAATGGGTTTGATTAACGTCCGCGACCAGTCATCTTCTGACCAAAAACAAGCATGTCAAGCTCTTCTCTTGATTTAACGCCAGCCAGTTTCGCGGCAGTATCTGCATCACGAGACGGGGTATTTGCGTTTTGAAGAGCGGCGTTGATTCGCTGTGTTTCACGGGCATTAGGTGTTGGTTCTTCAGACGAAGTAGATTCAGGCGTAGCAAAACCGAACACATCAGCGTTCTCGTTTAGCCATGCATCAATCTGCTCAGGCGTACTTACGTCGCCAGGAATGAACTTGGCGACCTTAGTTGGCACGCCTTTCTGTTCCAATACTTCCTTGACTGAACGTCCTCGAAGTTCTGTCTGAATTGAAGCTAGCTGATCAGCCAGTTCCTTCTTTTCACGCTCTGCACGCTTAAGTGCTTTGCGTAGATTTGCTGGACCATTTTGGTCTTGGGTTTGCGATGGTTGATCTTCATCAAGATCAAAGTCATCGTCTTCGTATTGGTCTGCCATGTGGCACTCCCTTTTCTGTTTGGTTGATCGCAGGCCGTAGTATTCTCCAGGGGAAGAGGTACTAGCTCCCACTCTTGGTCTTTAGTTACACATCACCACGCCAATGGATAGTGATGGAAGTTAGTTAGCTTACGCCTTCTTGCTCCGTATATAGGCTGCCCTTGGATGCGCCAGATGAGCCAGAGAATTGGTTAATTTCCTGCTGGTTCAAGCGAGCCAAGTTGAGCTGAGCTTGC